TAACCAAGATCTCTCTGACACTTTGTTTGAATTGCATATGTTCCACCAGCAGCAAATTGATCTGCTGCAAAAGAAATACTGGTGACAGTATATGAATAACTTCCTTCATTTTTTATTCTGACACTAGTGATTCTTCCTTCAGAGTCAGTAATTGCTTCTGCATCTGGAATAAATTGTCCAGCACCAGAAACCGATAGAGTTGGAACAGGGTTCTTAATATATCCATAACCACCATCTACAATGTCAAAGGTAGTAAATCTCTTAATTAAACAAGTTGCATCTAATGTTGTATCTGGATTTCCCCCAATTCCTCTAATATAAACTACCTCTCCTCCAGGTACGAATCCACTTCCTCCTTCCGTAATCCATACCGAAGAAATTCTCTTGCCCAAAACAATCTCAGCAGTTGCTGTAGTACCAGATGTTGGTGGAGCAATGCTAATATATTTGTTTGAGAAGGATTCTTGCTCTACTTGCTGTCCATTAATAGTGACGAATCTAGTTCCAATTGTATAACCACTAATGGTAATACTTGTAACAACATCTCCTGTGAGAACAGCAGTTGCTTCTAATCCATACATATCTCCACCCAAAGTCACCTCTGGTGCAGAAGTATATCCAGATCCACCATCTGTAATATTAATAGATTTAATGTATCCATTAATTTCCAAATCAGCAGAAAGTTCTGTAGCAAATCCTACTTGATTGGAAGGACTTACAATTGTGTTTTCTGAAGGGAAAACATATAGAGTTGGTGATTCTTCATAACCATCACCAGCATCTAAAATATCAACACCACCAGGATCCATAGTTCTCAATGTGTTGACATTGATTACTGCACTTTGTCTAGTTGCGTTTGGATCTTCCCAATTTAGTCCTGGGTAGTTTGCTTTCGCCCACCCGATAGATTCTTCTTGAATATATGCTTTGTTTACATTAATCAAATTAGATGCATCATAATATGTTCCACTATTGATTCCACTTAAGTAGAAAGTTGCCTGGTCAGATCCAGAGAATGAAGGGGGAGTTGTTACAATATCTCCTGGTTCTACAATAAATGTATCTCCTGGTTGTACGGCTGCTGTGCTGGTTGGGATAGTGGTATTACCAGATGTGCTTCCTGATATGAACGTGGTTCCAGCTGGCGCTCCGCCACCACCACCAGAGTTTGCTAATGCAAAATTAGAAAGAGTTACTTGAGTAGAACTGTCGATTGATACAATTCTAGTTCCTTCTGGATATGCTCTACCAGAACTTACATACATTCCAACGGCAATATTTTCAGTATCACTTACATTCATTGTAAATGATCCTTGAATATAAGTTACACCAGTATCAATGTAATCCCAGTTTCTAATTGCTAGTTTTGCAAGTCTTGCAGCATATGCAAAAATGCCAAGGGATTCTGCTCTGTAATTTCTAATGTATAGGTAGTCAGTTCCAGATTCAAATAGAGAAATGTAATTGGTAGTTTTTACGTTACCACCAAATCTAATATCATGCTGAATTGCATCTAAAATAGAACGAATATTATCTTGATAATCGTCTTTCTTTGTGCTCCAATCTAAATTTGGATAATTTGCAATACCATATCCAATTGCTTCTTCAATAATAAATTCAACGTTTCTTTCAATTTGATTGGCAGCATCAATCCATCTTCCATTTCTCTGGAAGATGTTTCTAATTTTTCTAAGGTACTTATTATTATATTGATTATCCTTAAATGCAAAATACTTTCCATATAAGGTCACACCACCATATGTTGATGTTTCACCTCCTTCGCCAGTTAGTTTAGATCCAGGACCCAATGGTGGAGCAGAGAATATAATTTTATCTTGATTGATTGTATATGCTGCTCCAGGTTCTTGAAGGACACCATCTAAAGTAAGAATTAGATTTTTGTCCTTAGATGGGAAGAATGCAAAATCTCTATCATCTCTAAGTTGGAATGTTGTAGATCCTTGTAATTTTCCATCAGTATCATAGTATCCGTCAAATGGATTCTTAAACCACCATGGTCTACCATCAGCAATAGTAGCATCATAGAATCCAGGAGTCATATTATAAATTCTGAATTCAAATGCCCTAACTTCATTAAAGTTAAACTCACTAGTAGCAGCTGTTCCTACACCTTTTCTAATTCTTTGATTTTCTACTCTTTGAATAGACTGAGTAATAACCTTAGTAGTGTTTTCAACTGTAATTCTGTTCTTGTCTGGATCCCATAATTGAATAACACTGAAATGAGAAGTCTTTGGTGCTTCAGTAGGCATTTCTGCTGCAGCATCAACTTCAATATCAACTTGACCAAATAATTTAAATCCAGCTGGGTGTGTAGTTGATTTAATCAACTCTCTCCATTGATCAATTGGAGTCTTAGACTTTACAACATATGAATAATCTTGATAGAAGAAACTATCTGTAATCTTTTGATTGGATACACCAAGTTTTCCTCTATCCGAAGTATAATAACCTAGGTTATCATAAAAACTTCTAATGTCAGAATTAAAACCTGTTACAAAGATAGAAGAGACAATACCATTTACTGGATTTAAAGCAGATTGAATTTGAACATTCTCTCTGAGAATACCTTGAACTTTTTCTAATTTTAAAATATTAGACCCAAATCTCCATTCAGAAACAACACCTCTTGAGACTTCGATATTGTTTATTTTTTGTATTACTACTTCGCCCTTTTTAAAATTACCATTGTAATCTTTTAGAGCAATAGCATAATTTGATTTAAAATCTGATAATACAGTTCTATCGGAGTGGAAAGAAGATCCGTTGTTACTAATAGTTACACTCTTAGGAACTCCAATGGTTTCACTCAAAGCGTAAGCTTCAACTTCCCCCTCTACAATTTTAATAGTTGGTGCATAGGTATATCCTTTGCCACGAGAAACTACATTAATTGCAAAAAGTTCTCCTTCTCTAACAATAGCATCAAAAGTAGCATCAGAACCATCGGCATCAATAATAACAATTTTTGGATTTACATAATTTGATCCTTTATTATCAATTCTTACTCCATTAATTGTTTTCGTTGCTTCATCAAATAAAACAGTGGCAGATGCTCTGAAATTTTCATTTGGATCAACACCAACAATAACGGGGACTTTTTTGTAATTTAATCCAAGATTTACAATCCTAGCAGTATTAATTTCTCCAACTGCAAATTGTCCAGTGGTGGTATATGTAATATCACCAGATCCATCCCATAGAGGTTCTTTTGTAAGATCATATACAAATCTGGTTGAAGTTACATATGATACTTTTTTTGAACCTTGCAGAGGATCTGTAACGATTTTAAAGTATGATCCATCAGACTCTACAACATTCTTCTTATCGAAATAATAGAAATTAGCAAAATCTGTTCCTCTCTTTGTTTGATAATCGTTGTCAGATAGTCTTGATCCAAATCCAAATTTTAAATCAGTGAAAGAACCCAAATTGCCAGGAAGTACCGCAGATTCTTTCTTTTCTACTGTAATAAGATTATAATTCTTACTAGGACTTACATCAAAATATGTTCCAGTCAAGGATGAGTGTGATGTATCAAAAACGTACTTGTAGTATTCCTGAAGATCAATATTTGGATTTGGAGTAAAGGTTACGTTATCTTCAGAGAATTCAAATTTATACGTTACTTCTTCAGCAGACTTAACAGAAACCAATCTTGCTGGTGTGCTGCTATCAAAGAAACTAGAACTTAACTTTAAACTATTTGCATTTGTATTAAGAGTTGAGTAATCATAGACAATTACAACTTTTTGAGTATCTGGATCATACGATTGAATATACCCAGAACGCAATCCAGAGAATATTTGATAGTTTTGATCAAAGTTATATTGTGGTTTATAAAGAGCAACTTCCTGTCCGTTATAATGATCACTATCCTGTGTTCCTTCTTTTGCTCTCTCAACAAATAAGGTATTACCAGAAATAGAAGCAATTTTTAAAATTTCATTTCCAACTTGAATCAAATCATTGGAAGCGAATGAACTTGCATTTTCCACAACTAAAGAAGTTAAACCAGCAGCAAAACCCACATGGTCAACATATATTGCCAGTCTTTGTGTGCTTGTAGACGCACCGCTTCTTACTAAACTTTCGTCATCTACACCCAAGTAATCTGCTTTCTTATATCCTGTTCCCCCAGTCTCTAAAGTTACAGAAGAAATAACTCCAGAATCAGAAACTACAATAAGAGCAGTAGCACCAGTACCAGAACCACCTGTTAGTGGAACGTTCGAATAAGTTCCTGGTGTGTAATCTGCACCACCATTTAAAATTTGATATCTTCCAATGCCAGTGAAATCAATAGTAGTGCTTGCTTTTGGTGGCAATAGAACTGCTTCTTGATATAGTCTCTTGCGTAGATAATAAGTTTTTGTTTTGATAGTATCGTCTGGATTTATGCTAATATCAACGCTATCGCCAATTCCAAGACCATGTTCATCCAAAGTTTCAATCAACACAACACTTTGGTTTACATCAAATGGTTCTAAGTTATCACTGAGAGACGTTAGACGTACAATTTTTGTTCCCGAAGTATTGAACAAATTACTTGATTGTATAAAGTAATTATCATCAACAATCCATGTTCCTTCCGTAACTTTAATCTGAACAATGTTCTGAGAGACAGTTCCTTCCAATACTTCTGCTTTTGCGATTGGAAGGTTAATACCATCCGTCAAAGATAAAATAGCACCTTTTGTATATGAACTTCTTTGATCGAGTAAAACAGAGAAAGTTTTAATATCTGCAGAAAAAGTTCCTGTATTATCAAAAGTTCCTACAACATCTTTAAGAACAATCAAACTATCATTTCTAACAGTTCCAACAATAGTGCCCGAAGCACTGGACGATGGTTGCCTTAGAGTATCATTTTCAAAAAGATATGCACTCTGAATTGTTTGAAGTTTTACTACTTTATTCTCTTTTGATTCTAAGTAATTTACATCTCTTCCTTTCACCGAAGAAATGATAGCTTCTACTTCAGATCCTTCTGTTCCAACATTGCTAAAATAGAAATTTGAATTGACTGAGAAGTTATTGGAAGATGAAACAATCTCAATCTCGTCAACATTTCCAGAATTTACTTCTGAGATAAAAGCAGAAACTCCGCCACCATTACCTTGCATTCCAGGAGCAAAATATTTTTTGGAGTTCTTTGGAATATCATTTTGATTGATATCTGAGTTATAATTACTATCTACTGGAAGTGAATAGAAATTTTCTCCAATAATGTATGGATACTTTGGAACTTGATTACTATCAATTGTCAAAAAGTAAGCATATGTTCCTTTCGGAAAGTCTGGAGTAACACAGTATCTTCCATTATTTTGATCAAGAGTTCCAGATTTGTGTGTATAAGTATAATCATTTACAAATGATCCAAGTGGATACTTACTTGTAGATGGACCATTAGAACGACTTCCATTTAAAGAATAACTAGAAGTCATTCTGATAATTGAAGACTGGGGATCTAATGGATCGCTATATGCAAATGGTCCATAGATTGGATTGCCATCATACGCGAATCCCAAAATTGGCGAATGAACTTTGGTTGCTGGTTCTGAACCAGAATTGCTGATATTATCTCCAACTGCAATTCTTAGTGCTTTTGGATTGGCAACATATCCATATCCATATTCCAATACTTTATTGAAGTTTGGAATACATAACCATTTTCAGTATCTAGATCACTTTCTAGTTTTTTGAATCTGTTAAAGTTCCATTCTTTTAATAGAGGTGTTGCTGTTGCATCTTGACCAACCGCAACAATATCAACAACTACAGTATTTTGGTTGTAGAAATTTCCCTCATCTAGTTTTACAAATCCAGTAATTTCTCCATCAGTATTAATTGTTGCTTCGTAATTAGCAAATCTGCCTTTTCCTGCAGTATCTCTAATTCTAACAATTGGTGGTGACGAATAGTATTCTCCAGGATTGTCAATAACCAAACTGGTTACTTTACCACCAGTAACAATCGCTCTTACTTCAGCTCTTCTACCTGACGTAATTGTAATCTCGGGAGTAACAGGGAAAATATCGTTAGTATCTACTACAATACGTTCTACTACTTGTCCAGAAAGAATTGCTCTAGCTTTGTTTGGAACTTGATCAATAAGAACAAAAGGTGCATTAGCATATCCCCTTCCTTGAGTATTAACTTTGATTTCTTCTAGTTTACCAAAACGAATACTTTCTTCGTCTTTGTAACTATAAATGGGTACACCATTTACTAGAATACCAGTATCTCTTTTTGGAGTTTTGTATACTTCGGTAGTTCTTGTTGCGTTCTTTCTGATGATTCTTAGAATTTTTTGATCAAACAGAGTTTGATTTACTGTTGATCCATCTAAAATTTTATGTGATGGAAAACTAGAACTTGTGATATAATAATATTGATCATCTTCAAAAATAGATGATACATCTGTAGATACTTGATCTAACGAAGACTGCAATGCAGGTAGTGTTGGAATATTTACAGAAGTGCCTTGATCAAATAACCATCTAGATTGATTTGTTTCAACATTAATGATCTTTGGATTGGCAGTTATAAATCCTGGTTGAGTGATTTCAATTCTATCGCCAGGACTTGCATATGGTTGTGCATTTTCTGGTGATAGATTATATACGATGCCAAATGTAATAAGTTCTACATCAGACCCAGAAATTTTTACTGGTTTGTATACAGGTGTACCTTCTGGATGTAAAACAGCATTGGATAGATCTCTATCTTTGATGATGAATTGAGTTACATTTTTATCATCAAACGTAATATTTTCCTGTCCAATCAAAACAGATCCTGTTTTGGTCCATCCAATAGTTGAAGATACATTAATTCTATCTCCAGTAGATGCAGTTCCAGAAAGTTGTTTTTCTAATTTTGTTTTTGTGGAAATTTGAAACTCGCCATTAACTGTCTCAGGGGCAAGAACAATATTCCAAATCTCTTCATTATCAATGGTTCCAGATGCAAAAACATTATCAACAGTAGCATCTGCATATGCATATTCATCTGTTGGCAACTGGACAATCTTTTTTCCAATTAAATTTTTTGGGTCACCAGATACAACTTTTACTTTTAAAGCATAAATGTTTACCCAATCAGAATTTGATGACTTATAGGTAAAATCTTTAGGATTGTATACTTCTGGTTTATTGTTTACATCTTTCGAAACAATGGTATTGAAGATAAACTTGATGGAACTTTGAGTTCCTTTTGCCTTATAAAAATTGTTAATTTTTTTGATAAGGGTTCTCTTATCTACTTCACCACGAAGATATTTTTCTGGGAACGATCCAAGATATTGATTTTCAAAATTCTTTACAAAAGCATAAAGAAATAAGTTACTTACATTGTATACCTTTTCACCAGAAACATGTTCTGCTGCATCGGTACTTGTAAATTGTGAAGAAGAATACAAATCTCCTAGAGTAGTATTACCACTTACTCCTCTAGAACAATCTTGAAACTCTGTGCTAGTTCTAGTAGAATAAAAGATAATCTCATTATTAATTCTGATGTAACCATTTTTTTCTGGAAATGAACTTGCGTCATTTACCGTAATAGTTGTATCGCTTGCAGAAATTGAAGCAGAAAGAACATCGTTCTGCTTCAGAAGGTTTTTCTCGTAGTAGTCAATGTCTGCATATTTTTGGATATTACTAATAATATCCAATGTTCCGCCTTGAACTTCCTGAGCTTCATAATACTTCTGAACGAACTTGGAAAATAGTTCATATTCAGTAGAAATGAATTCAGGAAGCTGAGACTCGATTAGAGTTGAAATTCTCTTAGTCTTAACAGCAGTCATTTACTTACTCTTTATATGCGGTGAAACTTGAATTCGCTATATCAACGTCCAGGTATGCCTCGCGGAGTGCCTGAATATCATTAGATAATGGTTTTACTCTAACTGAGATTCTATTGTCAAAGAATGATCCCTTGATAATAGTCAAATCATACATCATCAATTCTCCTTTATCATAATCAATATCCCCAACTTCCTTGTCAAGGACAACTTTTTCGCCAGTTGCATTGTCTAGTCTATATAGGACAATTTTGCCATCCCTGTCTTCTAAGTACACATCAAAATTGGGGTATTGAGTTACTCTAAATCCAGTTGTACTAAGGGTTGGACCATCACAATCTTTATCAAAAGCATTCTGGAAACAAATTTCGTAATAGAATGTAGAATTTAGTTGAGGATAAAAATCCTTTCTCATTGTAACTGATGTTAAATTAGAATTGATACTACGATCAGCATCATCAATTACACCAATAAACTTGCTGTATCTAAACTTACCATTAAATTTTTCTGTATTTGACTTATCAATATAGTCTTGCACAGAAGCAATAACCTTATCTCTAATTTGTGCGGGAGTCTCATCAGTAATATTACGATTGTAATATATTTTGCTAGTCAACTCCACAAACAAAATAGATGGATCAGTGATGACTGGTTCTACCGAAGCAACAACATATTTTTTCAATTCATTGATAATTTCTTTCTTTGTGAAAGAAGTTAAGTATGATGCATCTTTTGGTTTTAATACAATGAATACTTTTCCATATTCTGGTGGGTCTTGATCTTCGCCTCCAAAGATGATGATGTCGCTTGTGGCAGGATATACCTTACGAACGATTGCTTCGTAGTCTTGAGCTGTTACAGCGCGGTCTTGAGTGCCATATGCTTTAGGTGCGGTATACTTAATCTTTTGAGTAGTTTCGATATCTTCTCCACCAGAAGATGCAATAGTTGAAGAAATACTAACAGAAACGTTAGGTGTAACTCCATTAACATTTTCTAAAACGCCAGAGAATACAAAAGTTTTTACACCGTTACTAGATGGTCCAGAAGTTGTAATATACGAAACTTCAATACGAGATCCATTCTCAAGTTTTTTACCTAGAACACCATCACCCAAAAGAATTTCATATCTCTCATCTTCAATTTCATCTAAGAAAAATACTTTTGAATTTCCATCAATACCAAGAATATTATCTGCAACTAAGTATGGTTCGTTAAAACTACCACCAGAAGGATAGACTTTTACTTTAATTGTATTAGTATCAATATTACGATTATCAAGAATAAACCTTTGCGTCTTAAGTGAAGTGTTTATTGTAAAGGTGTTTGTCAATAATGTCCCTTCTCTTACAGGAATATCAGTAAATGTTGCAACACCATTAGCAACTTGTGCTGAAACATCATCCAGAACAACATATTGATAAATTACATTATCATATGATGCGATAAATCCTGTTCCTTTCTTTAAAATTAACTCAGTATCTGTAGTAGCATTTTGATACGTAGCTACGAACGAAATATAAGCAGTTGGTGATGTAGCACTCTTGGGTCTGTATCCTAATTGCTTCGCAATCGCTACTACGTTGTCCCTGAGGGTCGCTGAATCAATGAATAGTTCATTGACCACCATGTTGGTGTTAAACGCCGTGTAGTAGGTATTATAGGCTAGTGTATCGATGAGAGTGGATAATGCCGATCCCTCAAAATCATAATCAGTAAAATCTGAATTTGCTCTGAGGTAATCTTTCAGAGCAACTTTGATATCTTCAAAGTCTAAGTTGGCAACCTGAGTATAAGGCATTATCGTGTACGGTCTAAGAAGAATTCTACATTTATTGGTGCATCATCTCTACCGATAATTCTGTAAGATAATTGAACATCGTAACCATTCTCTAGTTCATTAGGATTACAGAAGATATTAGAAATAGAAATTCGTGGTTCGTATCTATTCAATACATCCCTAATTTCAGATTTAATAATACCTGCACTACTATAATCCATAGGTTCAAATAGCATTCTCTGAATACCAGAACCTAATTGGGGTTGGAATGGTCTTTCTCCTTTCATAGTAAGAAGTAAGGCAGTAATCGATTGAACGATAGCTGCCTTGTCTTTTACCTGAACCAAATCATTGGATACAGGATGCTTCTTAAATGTAACACTCAAATCTTTGAATGTCTGAAAGGTCGGCATTTAGACACAGCAATAGGCTGCTATTATTTATTCACTCGTGCCAACGCTCAACAAAATCGTCAAATCCGCCCGCGCCTCCACAAGGGCGTTCTAGGCGGTCTTCTGGTAGTGGGTATAGTTCTTCCTTCATCTTTGACCTACGGCGCTTTGCAGCGGCATCTAGAAGGCGATCACTATCTGTTTCGGTGATCAATGTCATACCTTCTTCAATAAACTCTTCACTTTTATCTACTGGAAATAGTCCCATTGGTTTCTCCTTTAGAAAGTTTTATTAGAACTTTTTTAGGGGTTGCTATCCCGATCGGTGTTTTCGGCGCTTAGGTCCAATGATTATTCGGTCTCTCCCACCAGAAATGTAGATCCTCTACATTATCATCATAATACAATGATACCAGATCACTCTTATATTTACTATGAATATTCTCACAGAGAGATAAAGTGTAGTAATTCTTCTCGGAGAACTTCTCCATACTCTGAGTGATCCAAGTGTAGTTGCCACCTCTGATGACACCTGCCTCACATAACACAAAGTTGTCCCAGTCCAACACCCACTCCATAAAATTTAACTCAAAGTTAATCTGGTACTGGGAAAAATCTTCATCAGGGAATGGCACATTGACTGCCTCTATATGAAAAATCTCCCGATCCATTGATAATGAATGCGAGAGATGTTGTGTGACAATACTAGAGTAATCAGGAGAAACACACAAAAAGCATGTCTTACTAGGGTGAATACCCCAGTCCGACATCTTGATCTTGTATGACATCTCCTGAATGAGTGCCATCTCTTTATCCTGTGAGATGAACAGCAGATCTTTCATTACCTTCCTTGACCGCGATAACGCTTCTTTGCCTTGTTACGTGATGTGGCAGAATACAGAGTGTGCTTCGAAGATCCTTGACGGGTCTTCTTAGGCTTGCTCTCAATAATCTTCTTGCCGCTTAGTCCAACTTTTGCTCGTGCCATAAAACTCTAAGTGTGTTAACCAATTACTATTGTAGGATACTTGAAAGGACCTGTCAAGGGTCTCGATGTAGTTGCGCCCGTTACTAACGTTGCCTCATCACCAGATACTGCGAAAAGATTACCATTGATTAACACATTCTGGTTGATCACTGGTTGTAATCTTCGTATCCCTGGTTGGCATACTCCAAGAACGTTTGTAGGTAACGGTG